CGTTGCCACTGAAGTCGTTGCCCAGAGTGGTCGTGCTGGTGGTGTTGGTGAACGGCAAATAGAACCCGTTTGTGCCGTATGTGCCTGTGTACTTGGCAGGTTGCCACACGCCAGTGACAGCGTTGGTTGAACCAAATCTGCTGGGTGTCAGGGCTTGACCATCAATGAAGTTGATCTCAGCCATGTAGCCGTCAAAGTAACCAACTGCGGAACTAGCAGTTCTGCCAAGCGTATGAATCCAATTGTTATTTACACCCCAATCCAAATTCTGTGTTGGCGGTAAATTTGTAGATAGGGCTTGTCTTACATTGTTGACATACAAAATCATTCGGTCATCGGCTGTAGCATTTGGACTGTTAAAAACAGCAACAATGTGATACCAAGCCGATGGGTCACGAAAAACTGCCGTTGTTACGGCGGAAGGCGAAGACGCGCCTGTCCATGCTGTGAGGCGAAGCGTGTTATCAGAACTGAAAAATAGCTCAGTGGTAGTCTGGTCTGAAACATTACCTGCTTCAAACACAGACTGAAATGCGCCCTCCAACGCACCCCTTTTAACCCAACCACTCCAAGTCCATGTTTTGCGGTTTGAAGCACTCGCAGGAGTCCGATTCAAATACGCAGACGCACTGCTGCGAAACCGCAAAGAGTTGGTCAGGTTGTAGGCGCTTGTGCCAGCCGAGAAGACGGGAAAGGTCATGCAACCCCCTGTGAACGGCCTTGCTCGTACAGGTTTGTACCGTCAGAGCGGAACACAAAATAGTCTTTTGCACTCGCCGCAGTGGACAGTGTTGGTGCAGTGCCGCTAGTCCACTTGAACACGCTGTTCCATGTCAGTGTGTTGCTGCCAGCGTTCTGGATCACAGCCAGTGCATAGAAAGCACCAGAGACAAGGCTAGAAGGCGCTCCCATCGTCCTGTTGCTTGACACAAAGGTGAAGGTAGCCACTTGGCCTGTTGTCGTGTCCCAAGCTACTGTTGCCGCATCGGTCAACGTGATGTTGGGGCTGTAACCCGTACCGACCACACCCAGACGGTTGTTGGTGGCGTCATAGGTCAAGTTGGACTCGTTGCCAAACGCCGATGTGCCGTTGCCGTAGGGGATGTAGCCAGCAGTCAGGGATGTCAGGCCCGTGCCGCCTTTGGCCACCTTCAGTGCAGGGCCAGCATCAAACAATGCGTCGATGGTGTCCAAGTCAGAGTTGATCTTGGTGCCCCAAGTGTCTGCTGACGCGCCCACCTCGGGCTTGGTCAGTAAAAGGTTGGTCGTGGTTGTATCAGCCATTTTTCACCTCATGCGGCAATTTGCCAGGATTCAGTATTGTCAGCAATTGGCGTCCAGCTTTCGCTGGTGTCATCAATTCCAGACCATGTTTCGGATGTGTCGGAAATAGATGTCCAGGTTTCGCTGGTGTCACCAATTGCTGACCAAGTTTCGGATGTGTCGGATTCTGCTTGCCATTTTAGGCCAGCATCCACGGCCATGGAAGACTGCGCAGCAAGTAACAGCGCAAATGACTGCCTGCGAATTGCAGCCACCTCCATGGACGATTGCCCCGCCATCGTCGCGCCACTGGAGCCGATGATGTTGGTGGATACCGTCATCTGGCCAAAGTCTTCAATCAGAATCTGAACCAATGGCACGCGCACAGCATTGATGGCCATGGTGCTGGCGTCTTGGGCTGTGGCGCTGGCAATGGCCACGCGCAGGGCCGCTATGCTGGCGCTGGAGGCCGATGCAGCCGCTGCTGCCCCTATGGCATACCGCACCGCATTGGTGGCCATGCTGCTGGCTGCGGTAACTGAGAAAGCAGTGGCCGTTGTTCTGACAACAGAGACAGACGCACCGCTGGTGGCTGCTATGGACGCAGATGCAGAAACAAACCTGGTGGCACTGACAGACACCGCGCTTTGCGCCGCGATGTCCACACGGGGCTGCGACACCACAATGCCGCCGATGGCCAGGGCGCTGGTGGCCGCAACACTGACAGCAGGCTCAAAAGAGCCTCTGGAGTAGTTGCCCACCCCATAAGAGCCGCCGCCGTACCCTACCCGTGGATCAGAGTATTGCCCAGCGCCATAATTGCCGAGGCCATATGCAGCCATGTCATGTCAAAGTGACATCGAGGTCGCCAGCAGGGATGCGCAGCACATCGCCATCGTTAATGGTGCGTGCCGTACTCAAAGCCGCCCAGGCGATCATGTTGCCGCCCGTGCTGGCGTCAAAGATGGCCGCCCAGCCGATGGAACCCCAATTGCCACCAGAGGCCGCAGCAAACTCAATGGCCGCAGCGTTGGTGGCCGTGGTGGGCGATGTGCCCGAGATCGTCATGGTGCCCGTGGCCGTGCGTGCGTAGCCGCTGCCGGTCACCTCAGTGCCACCACCAGTGTCAGATGGCGCAGCCGTGAACAGGCCCACATACCAAGCTGTCGGGCGTGTGGCGCTGCCGTTGGTCAGGAGCCAGGTCAGCACCAGGCTTTCGGTGTAGTCGGTAAAAGATGACATGGCTTCGGTTCCTTATCCAAAAGTTTTTGCTCGGGTCAACAGCGTGCCCCCAGATGATGCGCCCCGATCATCGGCTGTGCGCAGATCATTCAAGGCACGCTCATACAGCGTTGCCCATGTCTGAATTCTCGCATCGTCTTGCAGGTAAGGCGCAGCTTGCAGCAGCGCACCGTACAGATAAATGTCGGGGCTGGAGGTCAGCAACCAGTTGGTGGTCACGCTATTTGACAACTTCGTCAATTTGGCGAAATAGGTCAACTCGGTGGTGTATGTGCCATCAGGTGTTGGCAGGATGCGCAACTGGTTGCCCACCACACCAAAAAACCTTGGCTTTCCGCTGGCTGTGTAGCTGGAAGACTGCTCGTCCAGCGAGTCAATCGTCAGGAACGACAGAGGCGTTGGTGGGTTGGTGCTGGTCAGCTTGAGCGACTTTACTTCCAAGAAGTCAGAAGGCACAGCGCCATACTGCTGGTCAAAGGACGCATTGGCCCGAACAATCATTTGCCGGGTGCGCAGCGTGCGCTCGATCTGCGCTTCTGCCAGGCTGATGAAGTCAGGGATGGTGGCCGACAGGTCGGACCTGTTGAGCCAGTCGCCAATGGATGTCTTCAACTCTGCGTATGTGCTAAGTGCCATTTTCAGCCTCTTTGTCCATTTCCTCTTTCACGATCCATGTGTGGTCGTGTCGGAATTCAAACGTGCCAATGTGCCCAATCTCCTTGGACACATCGTGGTCGATGTAGACCTTGTACCCGAGTTCCTGTGCCTTCTTGCAGAAAAACACATCCTCGCCCATGTAGCCCCGAGTCGTCTGCCATGGCATGTCGAACCATGGCTCGGACATACCCTCAAACACCTCACGCTTGATCAGCATTATGCCCGTGCCAATGCTCCCCACCTCTTGCAAACCCGTCGATTCGGGCATGGTGTACACAGGCACGCGCTTGCCGTTCTCGTCGTAGTTCTGAGCAGTGGGGCCAGTTGGCATTCTGCGCCGTGCGCAGTTGGCCGCCACGATCTCTTTGTCGTGCGCCAAGAGCCGACCCACCAAGTCCTGTGGAAAGGTCATGTCGCTGTCGATGAACAAGACATGCGTGCACCCCTCTCGCATCGCATCCAGGCAAAGGTCGGCCCTTTGGTTTTGGATGATAGTGCCTTGCATCAATTTCAGGCTGATGGCGTCATCGGTGTTGAGCGTGTGAAACGCCACCATGTTGACCATGCAGTAGGTGTAATTGGTGTGAACCTGATCTCGGGCTGGGGTGCAAACAGCGATGTAATTCATACTTTTCCTGGGCGTGTCCTGAAGAATTGATTGTCAGAATCGTTGAGCCATTTTTTCATGTACTCCTGATCATCAATCTTTCCCTCGGCCTTCATCTTGTAATACAGCGCCTCGGGAATGCTTGCGACCAGGTGCCATTCACCTGACCAATTGGCTTTCTCGTCAACTGCATTGTAGATGGCTTTGTTGGCCTCGATCACAGCCGTGACGTCCTGCTGTGTCTCAATCGTCACATCACCTGTCTCAGCGTTCTCATGCCAAAAGCGTGTGATGCCTTGCTGCTCGTTTCGGTCGAAAAGTCTTTTGTGGATCATCTTAAAAAAAAGGCCAGGTTTCCCTGGCCTTTTCCGTTGGCTTCAAATCAAGAAGTAACCAAGTCAGCGGCCAAGCCGTGGGCATTTTCTGCCAGCACTTTGTGACCCCATTCAACGATCAGCATGCGCTTCTCGGCATCACCTGTCTTGGCCAATTCGACTTGCTGGTAAGGACGCAGCACGGTCATCTTGGCGTAGTCAGGATCGATCACCCATGCGTCACGCTCACGCTGGAATCGGTTGGCGATGACTTGCACGTTCCCGAAATCGGACACGTAGATGTCAACAGCGCCAACCAAGGTCGCAGGCTTTGCGCCACCGTCGATGTTGAAGCGGCTGGAGGCGATACCGGAGAAACCAGACACGCGCTGCTTGTTCACAGGACCGCACATCAGAATCTTCGGAGTACCACCAGCAGTCCACACCTTTTGGATGACGTTCTTCAGGATGGCTTCAGTGAAGGTACGGACGTTACCGTCTGTACGTGCGCTGTTTGGCAGCGTGGTGTAAGAAGGATCGACACCGTTGGTCTGCTTGTCGGTGTTGGTCTTGACGAAAGCACCCAGCGAGGCAGTGGCGCGTGCAGTGGTGGTATCACCAGCCACAGCGATTGCGCCGTTCAGCATGCTGAATTCTTGGTCACGCTTCATCTCAGCGCCGCGCTTGGCGATCTGATAAGCCAGTTCCGAACGACGACCAGCTTTGTTAACCACTTCTTCAGTGGCCGACAAAATGATTGTCTTGCGGCTGATCTGGGCGTAGTTCTGCAAACGCACGGTGGCAGTGACTGCATCAAACGATGCAACGTCATCACCTTCCAGTTGAGCATTGGCAGCGGCTGCGGCCAATGTGTCGGTTTGCCACTCGTACAAGCTGTTGGACACGTTTTCACGGCCAATGTTGCTCATGTAAGGGGTTTCTTCGGGTGCAATGTTTGTGATCACATTGCTCAGGTCTTCACGGATACCCTTGGCAGAGTAGGTGGTGAAGGTATTGGCGACGATAGTCATGGTGTTACCTCAGTAAAAGTTCAATTGCAGAGGCCGCATCATCGACGCGACCAGTTTTTGCAAGACGCTGCTTTGCCCTCGTACTCTCAGTTGTTGTCGAAACCCGACCCGCTGCACCAGGCTTGGCAGGTCGTGGGCCATTGTTCACAACAGGCTTGATGCCTTGGCGCTTGCTCATCATCTGGTCGTACAGCCCTGCCTTACGCAGGAGCAACACCAGACGGTGGTCATAGACGCTTTTCAAGTCTTCTTCAGAGAAACCTGCCGCCTTCGCAGATTCAACCACCAGCGCCTTTTCGGCCTTTGCCTTCTTTGGATCTCTCCACTCCGGCAAAGCTGCCAAGAGCGCATCTTTCTGGCTGGAAAGCTGCTCCTCCATGGCACGCTGCTGTTCATACTGAGAGAGTTGAGCCAGCCGCTGCTGTTCAGCCTGAATAGCAAGGGCTTTCTCTTGTCTCTCTCGCATGACCTCTTTTGTCCGCATCCACTCGATTGGGTCTTCATGATAAAGACGGTCCAGATCGACTTGCGGCTCGGTCGCTTGAAGTTGTGCTTGCAATGCACCCAACAATTGAGCGTACTGTTGACGCTCGGCCCGAACTGCCTGCGTTTCTTGCTCGACTTGCTTGCGCACCTCGGCAATCTGCTGCGTTTTTCGGGTGTAGTCCTGGGTCCGTGAGTAACCGTTTTGGAGTTCCTCCAGGGTCACAGCGACTTCCTTGCCATCAACCTTGACGGTGAAAGTCTGCGCCTGTTCTTGCTCCTCCGATTCCTCGCTTTCTTCGGACTGTTCCTCTGCGGATTCCTCCTCTGG